TGCTTGAACCGCCGGCTTTTTTTGTCAGCGCTGATTTTTTTCCAGTAAAATGAAAATAAAAAAGGGAATATATATGACCACAAGAGGAAGAAGAAGCAAATTCACGAAAGAGAGAAAAGAGCGAATCATCAAGGCGATCGGCGCTGGCTGTTCTTATGAAATGGCGGCCGATTACGCTGGGATTACTAGGACCACACTATGGTCTTGGATGAAGAAGGGAGAACAAGGAACAGATAAAAATTATCAAACCTTTCTCAACGATATAAAAAGTGCAGAAGCTGAAGGGGCGATCACCAATCTGGGAACCATTCAAGAAGCCAGTGCCAAAGATTGGAAGGCGGCCGCTTGGTTACTGGAACGCCGCCACGGATATTCCCGTGATGGCCTGAAATCCACCAGACCCAAAGAAGAACCGGTGGAAGTTCCCCAGGATGTTCTTGGACTACTGAGACAAACCGCGAAAGATCTACGGGCTTCAGCACAACAGGCAAAAGAATCCGAATCGTGGCAAGCCTACGCCGCGCTCCAGCGCCAACTCCTTTCAGTGGTTACACAAATACGACAAATTGAAGCTGAAGAAGGGATGGGCGATGAAATGGATGGCTTGACAGATGACCAGCTGGTGGCCGAGATTGAAGGGGCTATCATTTCCCTTCCACCAATCCTTCGACAAAGATTGGAAGACTCGATAATAGGAATGAAAAATATCGTAGCAATAGGGGAAAAGAAATGACCTTGATTCAAGCTATCGTTCTTGGGCTGGGTGTGGGTTCCCTTGGAACCACTGGGATATTCTTGTGGATTGAAAAGCGCGCGAACCGCTGGGATGTGATTCAAGAAAACCAAGCCCAGACCATCCAAGATCTCGCTTCACTCCAGGCAAGTATTCACAAAGGAGAACTGGAGCTGAAGAAGAATCTAACCGCTCCCGATCTTCTGAACGTTGCCTGTTCAGCTGATTATCTGAAGACCAGTGGCGATCTGTTGTGTCGTGAAATGTTTTGTAGACTCCAAACCCGTGAAGGTGATGGAGCTTCACAGAGTGAATGTGAAGAAATCGCCAATGTTTCCAATAGTCTGGCCGTGTTGAATAGCTGTCAAGCGCTTGGTCTGGAAATCGAAACCTGTATAGATTACATTGGAAAGCGGAAATAAGATGAACTTCGGGGAATGGGTCCGGAAGGAAATGAACGGGATGGGGAAATCCATCCACTGGCTTATGAAAGAAATAGGCGCTTCCACTTCAATGGCGAATAAGTGGAGGAAGGGAACCAGACCCAAAACAGAATACTTCTTGAAGGTTTGCTACGTGATTTCAAGGGAGAAGAAGATCCCCTTTCTGATCGTGATTCTTCAAGGCGCTGAAAAGATGGGGATTCATTTTGAACGGGATTAAACGAGCCACCAAGAACATGCGCCGGTTACGGGATCGAACGACCAAGAATCCTTTGGCGTACTTCTGTCCTACTCCTCCACAAGAAAAATGGCTTCGAGATCCATCTAAAATCAAGCTGTTACTGGGTGGAAATCAAGTGGGGAAAACCTACGCCGCCACGGCTGAACTTCTCTATAGATGCCTGGGGAATCATCCATATCTGAAAGTGGATCCTCCACCGATTCAGGCTTTCCTTGTTACACATTCACACCAGCAAAGCATAACCATCCAAGAGAAGCTATTCAATATGTGCCCGAAAGATGCCCTTCATCCAGATTGCGAGTTCGTTCCAGGAAGAGGATTCCGCGGTATTCATCCCGTGGTTAGGTTCAATAACGGATCGATGATAATGGTGAAAACAGCCAACCAAGGCTTGGGATTGGCCTCTTCTACAATTTCGTATGTGGCTATCGATGAGCCTGTCAGTGGTGAAGTATTCAATGAACTTATTGCACGGGTTTTGCGTGGTGGAGCTGGGGGAAAGACTGGAACGATCGGAATCACAATGACCCCGGTGGGTCAAGATGTAGCATATCTTCAGAAGCTCGTGGAAGAAGGTGTTGTATCTTGTACCAAAGCACCACTAACAGTCCAGGATACAACTCCTAAGTTCTGCAAGCCCATAATATCACAGAACCAGATCGATGATATTTCAAGGGCTTATCTCCCAATAGAGAGAGCCGCGCGCCTTAGCGGTGATTGGAACGTGGGAATCCCAGAAGGTCGCGTGTTCGATTGTTTCAGCGAGGATATGATTTCCAGCGATCCAGCTCCCCAAGCGAACTATCAGTTCGCGATTGGAGTGGACCACGGAAGCCAACCCAACGCACAGGTGGCCATTCTGGCCGCGATCAATATGTCCGAACCAGATAACCCTTGGGTGTACGTTCTGGATGAATATATATCCGGGGCCGCTCCACCAGAAAGTCACGCGCGCGCGATCTTGGGAATGCTGAGAAGAAACCACATTGAACCGAACCAATGTAGATGGACAGGAGACAATGTTCATTTTGGTTCGGGGGCTTCAGGTTCTGGTAAGATGTCCAATTCGCTATTGATGAGAGCCTTTGAATCGGTTCTAAGGGTTCCACAGTTACCATTCAGAATTCGCACTATCAAGAAGCCTCGTTATAGTGTATATTACGGTAGCGCTATGATTCATTCGATTATGGCGCGAAAGCAATTTTTTATTCATCCCAAGTGTAACCGGTTGATTCTTAGTCTCCAGCGCTGGACAATGAAGAAGAACCAGTCAGCACGTTCGAAAGATGAGTGGGGTCATGCGGTTGATGCCTTGCGCTATACGATCGTTCCAACCCTTGAATCCTATAGACCAAACATTCCACAATCCAAGATAAGGCTGTATTGATATGCTTATGAACAAACCTATGAAACCGCTAGCCACTAGCACAGAAGAACAAGCACGTTGGGATCATACTGGACTTCGAAGAAGAATGATCTTGGGGTTATGGGAGGAAGATCTGGAAGATGAACTGGCTAGACACCTTCCGGCTGATAGGCGTGAAGCGTGGGGGCCGGCCGATCTGAGTTCCAACCCATTCGAACAAATCACTAGACAGTTATCTGTTCTCTACCACGAGAATCCCAGCGTGACCAATCTGAATGGAAACATTGAAGATCTGGTATCTCGTGAAGGGCTGGTGACCAAGGCCGGACTGTGGCAACTTCAACAGAGAACCCAGCAGATGGTTCTTGGGTTACGTGAAACAATAGTCCGGATCGATGTGAATCCCCACGTGGAAGGCGCTTCGGTTCAGGCTCCTGGTATTCAATATAGAATCGTTACGCCGGATATGGTCTATTGTGAAAACCATCCAGACCAGCCGGATATCCCAGTATATTATCAAGAATACAGACTACGAAAGAATCCCCAGGGTGATCTGGTGTGGGTTGCCGATGTTCTGGATATTCGTGATCTGAACAATCCGATATTCGGAATGTATGAAGTAGACCAAGATGGTTCTTTGGGTCGTGATGTTTCAGAAGAATATATGGGTCATCCTACCCACAAAGGAGAAGATTATCCTTATCGAGATTCAACAGGAAAACCCTTTCTTCCAATCACGCTATATCACGCGGAAAAGACTGGCTTCTTGTGGGATTCTTATAATGCTTCGCAAATGGTCTATGGTTCTCTCACTTGTGGCGTTCTCTATTCAATGTGGGTTCATTTGGTTCGGGATGCGTGCTGGAGTCAAAAGTATGTCGCCGGGCTATCTATCGCGGGATTGAACCAAATGGACCAGAACGAAATCGCGCGCCGATCTTCCATCGCGACCGATCCGAGTTCCATTCTTGTCTTCACACAAGATCCGGATGCCCAGGGCCAGCCCTTGGTTGGATCGTTCTCCATTCCAACCGATCCCCACGCTCTTCTTGAGTCTGTTTCCAAATATGAAATGCGGGTAGGACTTGCCGCTGGTCTATCACCGGCCGATATTTCAAGAAGCTCCAATGGCGATCCCCGTTCAGGATATGCCTTGGCTGTTTCGAGATCAGGACAAAGAGAAGCCCAGAAGAAGTTCGCGCCGGTCTTCCGAATGGGTGATGAAGAACTATTGGCCAAAACTGCAATGTTAGCCAATCGATTCCTTGGAACCAATCTTCCAGAAGATGGATATCGCGTAAGTTATCATTCAATGCCACTAACACCGGAAGAAATGAGAGCGCAAAGAGAAGATATTATCCAGAAAATGGGCGCTGGTCTAATCTCACCAGTTCAGGCCGTAATGATGATGTATGATGATATGGATGAACGGGAAGCCCGTGAATATCTGAGACAAGTCAAGATTGAAAGAGCCGAATTTCTATGATATGCTCACACTGTAGAAAGCCGATCGATCTTGAAGAAGGGGCTATCATTGAATGGCTATCCAATGATATAGAAGCCCTTTCTGAAACAATCCGGGCCGTTCACCGAACTTGTGAATATGCCCAGACCCAAGATCTTCTTGGGGATGGATTGGAAGATCATTGGCTTCCACTGAAACATCTACCAATGTTCTTGGATATTGCGCTGGATATGAAGTGGGATTCTGCCGCTGTGGCGATTGAATATTTCTACATTCACTTACAAAAACTCAAAGAGGTACAACATGAAAACGATTGAACACGAAGGTCAAACCTATGTTCTGAAAACGGATATGGAATCCGCATTCAAGGAACGAATCCAGAAACTGAGTTCCAGAGCTATCCAAGCGGAAGAACAAGCAAAGAGCCTACAGGACCAGATTGATAACCAATCTGGGAAGCTGGAAACATTGGAAACGCTGAACAGCCAGATAAGAGAACTAGGGGAACAGCTGAAGAAATCAGAATCCAAGTATTCAAGACACTTGGCTATTGCTGAAATGGGATTCCAAGATGAAGAACTTCGGGAAATGGTGGAATGGAGCTATGAGAAGGCCATCAAGGGGATGGAAGAGCCTCCAGCGCTTTCCGATTGGCTTGGGGAGATCCGGAAAGATCCAAGCAAAGCCCCCAAGACCCTAGCACCACACTTATCTACACAACAAGTATCAACACCCACACCAGAACCACAAGAACAGCCAGTGGTTCAAGAAGAAGCGCCGGTGATGCTTCCACCAAAGACCAATCAAGGCGCCCAGGCCGCGCCGGCGCGATCCACCGATCTTCTGAAACGTGGCGCGGAAGATTTCGAGTTCTATAAGGCAAATCGGGATTCAATCCGAAAAGCCTGGAAATCCAGATAAGATCGGGGGTGAAATATGGCGCTCGATTATCGAGCCTTGAATCGGTTTCCGGTGATTCGGACCTTTTCAGGGAATACAAGTAATACAGAAATTCAGGTTCCAGCGAACGCTGGATATATGACCATTCAAAGTCCCGATCACAAGATAGTTATATCTTTCGATGGGGAAGATGGAGAACCACCAAGCGCTCACAGAATAGAGATTCTTTCTGGTGGGTCAATCGAGTTCCGACTGGCTAAGGGCTACAACAGATCTACATCTGTATATATTGCCACATCATCTTCTTCCGCCGCTGATATCAATATAATGTTCGAAGAATAAGGGGGAAGAATGGCCAGAATAGAAAATCCGGTATTCTATCCACGAGAATATCCGTTCATCAATACCGACAATATGACCATAACCCACAACCTAGGATATCACCCAATGGTATATCTAGTTGTCAATGGTCAGATGGCGTTCTGTAACGTAACACACAACAGTATTAATGAGGTTGTAGTAACTTTCCAAAATGCAATATCAGGGATTATTTTCTTGAGATAAGATAGCCTTGGGGATAACCCCCATGTGTTTATTTTGAATTCAAAACAAGGAAAATTATTATGAATTTTTTCAATCCCAATGTGATCTTCGAAGGAATAGTCCAGCTCGAAAATGCACCTTCACAATCCAATCACGCAGTACGAAAAGACTGGGTGGAATCCAATGCTATTATGGCGATTCACACTGATTCTTCTCTACTTGCTGAGACTGTAGTGGTCAATGGTTCCAAGCAATTGAAACTTAAGTCTCTTGCCGTAACTGATGTTACTGTTGATTCAACCGCTACTTCTTTGGCGAACTGGATAAGTACAAACTACACCAATGGCGATGAACTTCAAGAGGGGGATATGATCATCCTCACCAATACTTCATCTTCCAGAACTGAAACCTACATTCATAACGGTGGAACCGCTGGAACTTCTGCTGATTTCACCCAGATCGAAGGTTCAGATGTTTCCGCTTCAGAAGTGCGTTCTCTTCTTTCCGCTTCTTCTGGTGTAAGTTACAACAGCACCACCGGTGAATTCACAGCCAATCAAGGTCAGATTCGTGGTTTCTTCAGCGCTGGAACTGGTCTAAGTTATGATGATGCCAATGGTGTTTATACTTTGAATGTAACTTCGGATGGAATCAACGAAGGAAGTTCAAATTTATATTATTCCGATTCAAGATCAAGAAGCGCGATCTCTGTTAGTGGTGGTGGTCTTACTTATGATTCTTCAACTGGTGTTATCACTGCTTCAATCGGATCGGATGATGTAACAGAAGAAAACAACCTCTTCTTCACTCAAGCAAGATCAAGAAGTTCTATCTCTCTAAATTCAGTAGGTTCGGAAGATTTCCAACTTCTAACCTATAACAGTGTTAGCGGTGCGTTATCTCTTCCAGTATCAAGAGTTTTCAACCAGTTCAGCGCTGGAGATGGTCTGGCTTTCGATGGTGGGGAATATTCTCTTTCTGCGAACACAGATGATGTTCCAGAGGCCGCAAGCCCCACCAATAAATACTTTACAGATGCTCGCGCACGTGGGGCGATCTCTGTTGATACAGATGGGTTAGCCTATGATTCTTCTACTGGTGTTATTGCTCTTGATGCTGACTCAGATGACATCGCGGAAGGATCTACAAACCAGTATTTCACAGATGCTCGCGCGCGTTCTGCCTTGTCTCTTGATTCTGGTATCCAGAACCAGCTTCTGAACTACAACAGTTCTACCGGTGAACTTTCTGTTGATATGGATGATCTTCGAAAGGAGTTCGCAAACCAATCATTAACTGCGAACACTTTCGCCACGTTGAACCACGGGCTTGGAAAGAAGTTCGTTCATGTTTCTGCTTATGATGCCAATGACAATTTGGTCATGTTGGATGTTCAACTAACAGATGCTAACAATCTGAAAGTCAAAGCTGGATCGAACAAGACTGGATTGAAGATCGTTATCTCTATCTAATTTTTCCGAAAACTGGTGTACCTCCCGGTTTGGAACCTCCAATCTTTGATTGGGGGTTTTTTTTTGACTTGCCAAGGGTGATTTTTTGTTATATTCTGTAATAGAAATTAAGTGGTCGGGTCGTACCCGTAAAACACAGGAAAACCACACAGATTCAAACCTTTAACATACAAAATAAATAGGTGTTTACAATGGCTATTACTAATAACTCTCTTGTGGGTGATCTTCGATTGGCCCAAATGATTTCTCAAGAAATCCGTTTACTTCTCAACGATTCTGTCAATCTTCGAAATACTCCCTTCATGGATTTCGTGGGATCTATTAATGGAATGGGATCTGATACTATCCGTGTACGTAAGGCGTTCCTCGATGGTGAAGATGGCTGGTCCGAGTTCACTGGTGGAACTGAAGATGGCGCTGTTTCTGATAAAGCCCTTGTCGATGGTCACGTTGATGTCGTAGTTAAGCGACAGGCTCTTGCATACGCGATCACTGATCTGGCTTCAATGACTGGAATGGGCGCTGATATCGATCCTTTCCGTATCGCTGAATCTATCGCGAAATCTTATGAAGCACGATTCGCAAATCTTACAGGTGCGCTTCTTGGTGGTTTCACTCCCCAAGTCGGTTCAGCAGCTGCTATGTCTGTTAGTGTTTTCCTTGATGCTATCCAGACCTTGGAAAGTGCTGATTCTGGAAAAGGTGTTCCTGGTCCGTATGTTTGTGTTCTTGCTCCAGCTCAGTTCGCAGAGCTTCAAGATTCAATCCGTTCAGAAAGCACCGGAATCCTCCAGTTCGTGGCTCCTTCTTACGAAGCGATTTCTGCTAAGGGAAGCCACTACAAAGGCGCTTTTATGGGTGTTGAAATCTACACTTCTTCACACGTTACAGATAACGGTTCTAACTATGCCGCTGCTATGTGGGGTCCTGGTGCTATCGGTTACGCAACTGGAACACCAGCTGGACTTCCTGGAGCCGCTGAAACTATGGAAATGGGTGAAGTCGTGATTGAAATGGATCGCGATGCTACTAAGGCGTTGACTCGTATCGTTGGACACGCTTATCTTGGATTGGCTATCATCGATGACAATCGTGGCGTTGAAATCGCTACTTTGGTATAAAACCAAAAATGGATGGGGGGAAATGGTTTATTTCTCCCCTTCTATATCAAATCATAGTGGAGGTACACAATGAATATTAAACCACAACCTTGGGCGATGACCAAACCAGAAGCACCACAAACACTTCCAGCGCGCCCCAATCATCCATTTTATTATAAGTTCCATCCTTCGAACTGGGGCTTTCATTATTTCGAGGTTCCCAAAGAATCCAAGAAGAAAGAACCAGAGCTTGAAAGAATCGGGCTATTTGTTCCCAATATCAGAATGGAAAGAATCGTTCCTGGTGTCAATGGGATTCATCAGATCTCTGGAGAGATAGGAGAAGCCGGTTCAAGAATCGGAAAGCTCCAACAACAGGGTTGGATATATCTTTCTCCTCAACAGTTCGATTATATGCACGTGTATCCAGTACGCGGGGGAAGATACCACGTTCCGAAATGGCTGGAAGTTCGTGTGGTGGCTGGTCAGATTATCAAGAAGATGGACAGTGAATCGTTCTGGAAATGGTCGTGTAACCTACTTGTAAATCACATCCTTCCACAACCAGAACCGCACTTCTGGGAGCTTCAAACCTATAGCCACCAGAAGACTATCAATCGATTGGCCGGTTCTCAACACATTCCAGAAGTGAAAGTGAAAATAAATGAACATTATAAGATCCTGGAGGATATGAAGAAGTGTATTTCTGATTATGAAGCCAAGGGTCTTGAGATATACCATAGGATCTTAAAATGAGTTCTTCTACGCCTTATTCACCACAGATAAAAATCCCTGAACTATTGGAACGGGGGAAAACACAGACCAGCGTTCTTCCCATCTATCGCGATGGGGTTCTGGTGGGTCCAACTGAAGTTCGATACAGTCTAACAGCACCGGACCAGACCAAAGTGGTGGATAATGCCGTAGCGACTTATCCAGGAAACATTCCACAATATACCCACTCCGCTTCTGTGATGGCTGAAACCTTGAACTTGGGTGAAGGCTATCTTCAAGAATGGACTGTAACCCTTGGGGGCGCTCCTTTCACTTTTCGTAGAAATACCGCGATTGTGAAAAGAAGACTCTATCCGGTGATCTCAGATGGTGATCTAACTTCCACATATTCACAACTAGCAGATATCCGACCATCCAATCTAACATCATATCAGACTTATATTGATGAAGCGTGGTATACAATGATTCAGAAGCTACGCCAAGAAGGTGGTGGTCTGGAATATCTGGTGATGAGTGCGGAATCATTCAGATCAGCCCACCAAAATCTCACACTGTACTACATTTTCAGAGATTTCCATTCTTCACTCGGTCAATCCAATGGCCGATACTTGGACCTAGCTGGGGAACACTTCAGACAGTACCATAACGATTGGAAACAGATCAATTTCATATATGATTTCGATCACGATGGAAAAGCGGAAACACCAAACAATCGAACCGCTAAACAGCCAGTGATCTATCTATCACAACACGGTCGTTTTGGTGCGTTCCGAGGTAGAAGAAAATAATGGCTCTCAAGTTTTCACAGGTTCGCGGGGCTATTGCTTCCAAGATTTCAGAACTAACCGGATTCAAGGAATCTGGCCAAAGTCCGGATTATTTCGGAAGGACTGAAAACACTGTGGCCCATAAAGCTTTCGGGGTTCGCTTGGGGTCTTCTGCGGCAATGGAAGAACGCCAAAGAAGATCGGTGGGGGTATATGTCCAGACTCCAGCCCAGGTTCTCTTCTCGTATCGATTGCGGCCGCTGGATATCTATCCAACAGACTACGATCTGGCTATGGATACTGAAGAAACAGTGATCGCCAAGGTTCTGGAAACCTATTCGGAAAATAATGAATTTACAATAAGATATCTGGGTTCTTCTCGACAGGTAACAGAGAGCCAAGAATATGTTATAATAACTCTTGAATTTATAGCTCTACACACAATCTAAGGAGATATCACAATGGCTTATTCAGTAGTCCCAAAAACCAAGCGCGATGGAAAGATCGAACTTGTAGATGGCGCAACACCAACAGCGAACGTTCTTGAAATCGCTTATGAAGATGGAAACTTCTCATTCTCGGAACCCAATGAGTTTAGCGAACTTGTGGTGATGGACCGTGGGAACTTCGCCGCGATCCGGAAACAAGATCAACAAGCGATCACTGGATCGTTCTCTTTCCACTTCAGACAATTCACAGATGGAAGTGAGGCCGGTTCAGTTCGTGACTTCTTGAACCAGACTGGCCACTATTCTTCCAATGTTTCCACAGGTGGAACCGGTGTTCCGTATGTAGAACATTATTGTATTGATATCCGATATACTGCGGAAGGAACCGATTTCGGGGATGATGCTGACCACGTGGTTACACTTTCAAAATGTGTATGTTCATTGGACTTCTCAGAAGGCGATCCTTCTTCTTTCACTCTGAACTTCACTTGTTACGGTGGTTCATCAGCTACAGGTCCCGTATAATAAATAAACAGTTTCAACGAGGTACAATATGGAACTTAATTTGAAAAAACTAGGAACACACGAAGTCCGCGCGCCGAAGTCATTGGCCACGTGCGTGGACTTTGTGTCAATCTGGGGAAGCGAACCAAACCGCGCCCAGCTGGGTCGACTTTGCGCGGCCGCGATTGCTGTGGGGGTGGATCATTCACGGGTTCTTCCAGCGTACAAGATAGCCAGTGGCGATCCGATTCTATTCGGTCACAAGATAATGGACCGGCTACTGGAAGCCGGGGTTTCTTTGTCTGATGTGTATGAAATGGGGTCACAGGTTCTTCTTGAAATGATGAAAGCGATTCCGACTGAGGATGAAGTGGAAAACACTGCAAATTTTTCCTAAGTGCTAGGGGATCGCTGGATCTTCTGGCCATAAGAATCGCCAAGGCTTGGAACCGAGATCCTGAATGGTTTTACACTCTGGAACCAGAAACACAGATCAAAGTTCTGGCCAATCATAGGATTGAAACATCTTCCCCACAGGAAATAAAAGATAGACAAGAAGCCAATAAAAGGGCTAAAATGAAGGCGATGATTGCCAAATCTATCGGGGAATAAATATGGGGAAGATGTACAAAAATGGAAATGCGGTGGTCCAATTCACGGAAGATATGGAAGGGATCTTTTTGTCATTTCTCCAGACCGTAACACCCAACGCGGAAAAGATCATGCGTGAAGAACTCGACAAGATTGAAGAAGAAGCGGTGAAAGATTGGCCCAAGAGGAAGCCGGCGATCCGAACCAATAAAGAAGGGGAAATCGTATATTTCAGGGATCGATCAAAAAAGTCTTATAGAATGTTCAGGCGTGGGGTTCGTGTAACCGCTGGTGGAGTTCTGGAAGTGTATCTGAAGAACACAGCGGATTATTCTTATCTTATGTTCTTTGGCGCGGACTCCAGGAACAAGGATGGGAAAGATATTATTCAGCCCCAAGGAAAACTTGTGGCCGATGAACTACTGGTGAAGCCCTTGAAGAAATCGGCGCGGAAAGTGGTTCGCGCTTTAATGAAAGATCTATCCAAGAGAGTGTAAAAAATGGCTGAAGAAAAACGAAGCATAGAAATTAGTTACAAGGCAAATATTGCCGATCTCAAGGCTAAACTGAAGACCATCCCGAATATCACAGAACAAGAAGCCAAGAAGATGGTGGCCGCGCTGGACAGGCAACTGAAACAGGCTGAAAAGGCCGCCAAGAAATCAGCAGAAGCCAGTAAAAAGGCCGCGAGAGCCAGCGCACAGTCCGCGAGAAAAGGCGCGAAAGATTTCGATCTGATGGCCGATTCTGCCGCGCGCGCTGAACACCGGCTGGAAGGTGTAGCCGATGCCAGTGGGGATATTGATCGCGGTTTCTCTTCTGTGGGCCTAGCACTTCGAGAAGTGAATCCCAGACTTGCAGAGGCCGCCGATGGTCTTGCCGATACTTTCGCCGTTGTGGAAGGACTCACAATGTCCTTTAAGGCGTTGAATCCTTTCGTGGTCGCGGCCGCTGTGGCTATCGGTGCGCTAACTTTGGGCTATCAATCCCACAAGAAGGAACTGGAGAAGGTCAGAGAACTAACCCTGAAGTATCGTGATGCTCAGAAAGCCCTTATTGATTCCCAGAAAGAACAAAGAAACAACCTCGATGAAGCCGCTTCCACGTATCGGGAAATAGAAGAACGAATCGAGCTAGCAACAGGGGCGATCTCTGAATATGATTACGCTATCCGAGAAGCTGGAAGGGGAGCTTTCGAAGGGATACAGGACAATATCAAGGCCCAAGAAATACTTATCCAGGAGAAGAAGAAAGAGATCGCTTTCGTGAAAAGGCTGGAAGATTCAGCCACCACTTTAGGGAAAGCACAGATCGCGATCTCTGATAAACAGAAGGAACAGCTGGAAACACTTCAACTACAAACCAAGGCCGCGAACAATCGCTTGAACCTAACCGAGAAGGGAGGAAAACAAGCCACGGCTCTATCTCACATGTACAAAGAAGGCGCTAGACAACTAGCTGAAATGGAGAAGAATCTGGCCGGTCTAAAGAACCTTCAAGGGGCTTCGGTTGAAAGGGCTAAACAACTGGCCGATTTTGAACACGAACAAGCGGAAGAAGCGGAAAGACTTGCCAAGGCTGAAGAGGCCAGACAAAAAGCGCTAGAAAAGGCCGTGGAACTAGCTGAACGAGAAGCCCAGATCGCCCAAGATCTCAAGAACTTCAGAAAACAACAAGCGCAATCTGAAGAGGATATTTTAAAAGCGCGTAAAGTTTTAGGCCAAGAGTTTATCAAGATCACCGGATCTGAAATGGATCTTATTGATCTCAAATATAATATGGAGATCGAAAGACTGAAGGAGCTAGCCAAGGAAGCCGATGCGGTGGGAGGTATTGAAGAAGCCTTGACTAAGTTACAGATGGATCTCGATGAGGAAAAGCACAAGAAGAGAATGGACCAGCTGAGGAAAGAACAACAGGCCGCGATCCAACAAGGTGAAGCGATGATCGGCGCGTTTTCTGGTGGGTTAGAAGCTGGGGCCGATGCCCTTGAAGAACTTTCCAGAAGAAGAGCGGAAGAAGATATCGGGGAAATGGAAAGAGAACTCCAGAAACAAAGACAAAGGGAACTTGGAGAAGCCCAAAGAATCACCGATCTGGAAGAACGTTCCAAAGCCGTGGCCGATATTGAAGCAAAGAAGGAAAAGGATAGGGAAGATTTCGAGAAGAAGCGCGCCGCCGCTGAACAGGCCGCCGCTGTTAAGGCTTTCACATTGCGACAAGGGGCCGCGCTCGCTGAAACACTTATGAACACAGCCAAGGGTGTGGTCAATGCCTTAGCGACTTATCCGGGTCCAGTTGGGGCCGCTCTGGCTGGTGTGATAGCTGCGACTGGTGCAACCCAAGCCGGTCTTATCTCATCACAACAGCCACCAAGCTTCCACATGGGAGGAATGGCCAGCGATGAAACAAGCGCGCGCGTTCTGAAGGGTGAAGCTATCCTTGATAGGGCTACTGTGAGAAGAATCGGTGGTGAAGAAGGGGTGAAGAGATTACAGCAGGGTGGACAAAAAAGTGATAATGTTATGGTGATTCAGCCGTTCAGACACTTCGGAAGATTCGCGCGTGAAATCGGGTTCCGAACCCCAAAACAAACCGGAATGAGGAGATAACAAAATGGCCAATACGACACCAGATAAACTTCGGGGAATACTCGTTCCAAGGGCGCAACTAACACAGGATAACTTCTGGGCCGGTGAATCCACATTCAGCCAAGCCAATCCACGCGCGGGAATCCCCAAGCCAAGACAAACCGATACTGGAATGGTCTTGATTGGAGCTGGAGAACAAACCGATAACTATAGTTTTGAAACGGTCCAAGGTGGTCTTCCTGGGTCGGCTGGTTTTGTCTGGAATCAGGCCGATGGTGTAAGGATTGGAAAAGACCACTTCAATCTTCTGTCAGAATATGAAATCTTTAAATTTGAAACCTCTTCCACATCACGAAGCCAAGATTGTATCTCAGATAGTCTGGGAAATCTCTATGTTGTGGAAGAGTTCATCAATGGAGCACAAAAAGCGGTAAAGGTGTATAAACAAGCGAGAGGAACGGGAACTTTCAGTCTGGTTCAGATCTTGCTCCAAACCACAGCCACCACAATCACAGAAGCCAAGCCAATGATCACTATTCTTCCAGATGAATCGATCTTGGTCGCTTATTTCAACTATACAGAAGAAGAATCCCTGAACGCTACAGTGTGGAGATCTTACGATAGGGGAACCACTTGGAGGAAGATTTCATCGAGGGCGCTTCTTGGTCTATATGATATATTTGTGGGAAATGGTTCCACCACGTTCGGTTATGATCTTGGAAAGACCAATCTGATCACAGTCGGAAATAATGTGGTGATGGTTCTGGAGCTCGTTGGGAATAGTTCAGCCGGTGGAAATAGAACTGTTGTTTTTGTTTCACGAGATCAGGGAACCACATTTAGATCATTAACATCGGATGGAAATGATTATCATCAGATAACAGCGATCCCACTCGACAACGGTGAATATTTTGTCTGCTATATTTCAGGAACTTCTACGATAGATGGAATTGTGGTTCCGGATGTTTCTGTTTTCTTTGGGGATGATTTCAAGGATCAGAACGCGGTTCGTGTTGTTTCCTTGGCTGTGGCGACTGCTGGAACGAATTCACAAGGTGGTTCAATACTTGAAGAAGGTTCGATTGATGCGTTCTATGAGGATGACCGGATCTATGTTATAGCCCAATCGAAATCTTCAAAGGGTATAGTTATCAGGGTTTCAGAAGATCGTGGAAAGACTTGGGATTATGCTGGAAGGCTTATTGATGATTCTGGAATAACTGGATTCAGTTATCTATTAAGAACCTATAACACCACCGATAGAATCGAAAATCTCAGGTCCACAATGTGGGAGGGCCGCGCGCTTCTTCTGGGATATGTGAATGATTCTCTTGTGGGGATGTACGCTGGGGGCTATTCAAGCGTAACGTATCCACCACTACGAGATCAGGCCAGCCCTTTCCAGTATTGCAACAATGATTTCATGTATATTCCATATTTCCAGCCAGAAGTCTCTTCCAAGTGGAGTGCGAACGGAGCTGGATCGGCCACGTTGACCAGTGATGGCCTTCAGATTCAAACCGCGGTAAACCAAAGATATTATAATGGAAGTTCCGGTTCTGGAATCAACCAAATATTTTCCTTCAAGTTAAAAGTTCCAACTGGGGGGTTACTCAGTGAAGAAAGAATCGCTTTCCGGAAGTTCAGCGATAACAATATAAACAGCTGGAAGCTTTCGATTCGGTTCTCCACTACAGGTTTTCAGATCTGGGATAATGCCAACAATCTAAGAACCAGAACTCTGGACATGACAAACTTCCACGAATTCATTGTTTCAATGGAAGGTCGTGAAGTGGATGTGTATTACAGAACCGCCGATAACAACCACGTGAAGAAGTGGAACAAGGTTAGTGTAACACTGGGACAAACAACCACGGGCCTTGGAAATAACTATGAATTTGGTCATTTCGTTTCACAACCTTCCACTTCTGTCTGGTTACGTGTGGGGATCGGTGAAGGTGGTTATATTATCGATGATGGAACCCAAAGACCAGCCACGTATCCAACCTTTGGGACCTACACCTATATAGATGAAGGGCTTTCAATCACAGCCAAAGAATCACCGGCTCGTGAAGGGGAAGAGTATGAAGTGGAGCCTCGTTATGATTTCCCTATTCAGAACATCTTCCACCAAGTTTCACCCAGCCCAAGAGTGGTTTGGCGATCAGGCAACGACACAACACACCACACTCTTGGAATCTTCTTGAATGCTCTTCAGGGAGCCAATGAACCGAACTTGACTCTGAATGGTGTGGCTGGACTCCACTTGTCGAATATCAATTTTGAAACATTCACGATTCAGTTCTGGGATATTGTTTCAATGTCTTGGCAAGATCATCTAACTGTCAACGTGTCGGATGGTCTGACCGGAACATATCAGCGAAAAGGGAACACACTGTTCCCAGCTTCCACGGGGAATCCGTTTTATTTACATTATAATGAATGCGCTGGATGGCGCGCGGATCTGGGATCTGGTCACGTGGTAAAGCTGAAGACCAATTCGGAAGGAGTATGGGGAAGAGGGAACCACAAAGAAGCTATCATTATGATAGATGAAGAATCGGATTATGCTCTTTCTCTTCCAAATAACGGAACAATGAAGCTTATTCCCGATAGCGTAACCATCACAACAGAGCTTCTTCAATCTTCCAACCCAGGACAAGAAGCCTTTGCGATTCGGATTCCCGTTCAGGATACACTTGAGGGTTATTTTCAGATTGGTATGATGGTCTATGGTCACGTTGCCTTTATGGCTCCACAATATCAGCGCGGCCGATCGATTTCCTTTGAACCCAATACCCAAGGAACGACCACACTAGACAACACTTTCCATTCCAGAAGACTATCCAACGGGTCCAGAACATTCCAGATCGCGTGGACTGAACCAGTTGATTCACGAAACATTATGTCAAGGACTCCAGACTATTGGCAACTGTCCACATCTGTTGGATCTCAACCTGTAGCGAACTATGGAGATAGCCCTTTTCAGATGATGGGGATATGGGATTCTCTTGGAAATCAACATCCAGCTGTTTATCTTCCATCCATCACCAAGGGAGTGGATAACCAAGTATTTAACCGGACCTATGAACACGCGCTGGTCAGGCCGGTCGGAGCTATCACGATTGAATCTGTTCTGGGTGAAGAACAAGAAAATGAAATGTTTCGTGTTGCCAGTATCACACTTCAGGAGATCGAATAAATGTATTACAACGAGTTCGAAGGGATGGAAATGTGTTTCCTCTTGGATGTGGATTACTTGGGGAAAATATATCGGTTCTCTACCATCCCGATCGATCTGGAGGATACAAGGGAAGATCTCACTGTTAGATATGATGGGGGCCTTGAAGATCCAGATATAAACCAAGAGACAAGTTTCTTGGGGGTATCTATTGAGGGTGATGCGGTTTCAATGCAGTTGGTTTTCTCTGAACTCGATTGGGTGGAAGAATGGTTGGCCGGAAGAGTTCTGGACCACTCCAAAGCTATTCTGTACGCTGTACCGATCAGAGATGGAACGACTTCTTTCACTCTTCTGGATCGTGTTCCTTTGTACTCTGGGAAAGTTTCAAGCCCGATCTATGGAGATCCAGAGAAGCCCAAAGGATGGATAGCCTTTTCTGTGGAAAACAATGAGAACATACAGGTTGTGAAGCTCCTGGAGGGTTCCAACGAGATCACAAGAAACCGGTTCCCTTCACCGGTTCAGGATGCTGTATATGGGAAATATGCTCCATTCGTATTTGGAAAGCCCGGTCTCATCCCCAAGCCAGAAGCGAGTAGACAGATATCTTTCACTGAAAAGTACGCGACCACGCCGGCGCTTCAAGTGCAATTCACAAGACAAACCAGCCCTTCTTTCGAGGAAAATATTCGCTACTTGATAGCCCACCATCCAGTAAAAGCGAGTATCGGCCGGATATACGATCCAGCTGGGGGATCGTTCCGAAATCCCATTCTAGTGGATTCAGATGATGAAGGAAATCTATACAGTTATGTGAACTACAAAATAATTTCCACCGGCGCGGATGTTCTGGAATATGACAACTTTCAACAGTCTTCTGGTGGTGTAGAGATCTTTCAAGACTTCTATGCTTCTTGGGGTGAAGAAGATGGAGGATATTTTCAAGCGTTCTCTTCTGGGGCGATGACTGGCGGTGGTGATATTTGTATGTATTTCTTGGAGAAGATAGGCCTTGACTATGATTATCAAGCGTGGGCTGGTCTTCTGGCTGTTCTCAATCGTTACAAGTTCGCTGGATATATCAACGACTATGAAACCAAAGCTTGGGATTGGTTGAAAGAGAATATCATATCCAACCTTCCCATCGAGGTTGTGAATTCTACAAGGGGAATCACCCCAAAGCTAAATTTATATTTCAATAGCGATATTCCCCAAGTTCTTCACCACGTTAGAAGTTCGGGTGATTTCGAGATCATCACGGGAATCCAGCCACTGGACCAGCCAATCATCAATCATTTAACAGTTAAATTCTGTTACGCTTCTTCCAATGATGCCTACCAAGCCACAATCATCATCGATCCAAGGCTGGACCAAGAAGAAACAATGGTGGTCAACGATCCAATAGCGCGCCTTAGCTTTGAACGGTTTGGACTTCGCGAACAAGTTCTGGAGCTTCCTTTCGTGTGGGATCTGGCCACGGCTTTCCGAATAGCTCGGAACACAATACGAGTCAGGGGATTGGGAGCCAAGGCCATTGAAGTTTCAGCCAGTCCAAGATATTCTTTTATGGAGATTGGGGATATTATTTCATTGACCAGCGATATCGGATTCACTGATCACAAATGTCAGATCATATCGAAAAGCTGGAGAGATAACCGGTGGTTCTTTGTTCTCCACATTGAAGAGAATCCCATTATAAATCAGAGACAATAGGAAACTTTCCTATTGGCAATATACACCAGAACCAGATCGTGATATTCTGGGGCTATGTTAGTATTCATAGATAGACAGCACGCTGGAAAGCCTAGGCGATTATCAGACAGGGGAGCCGGTCAGGATCTGGATGGTGATGGGGTTATTTCTTGGGCCGAACGAGAAGCGATATGGACTGGCCGCTTGGCTATCGAACTTGAAATCTTATTATTGGAAATGGGTTATGATGTTCTTCCTATATCGGATGGATCTTATGGAACAAGACACGCAAGAATCAATAACTACGCGGTGGGAGTTCAAAACAGTGTGTACTTGGCTCTTCACTTGAACGCGGGTGGTGGTGAATACGGTTCATTCTTCTATCACCACGCTTCACCAATGGGAAAAGAACTGGCCGGTAAAATATCCAAAGCGCTGTTTCAGACTCTCCCAAGTTTGAATGATGTCAAGGCGATTCCCTGTAGAGGTGGAGACTGGACAAAGAACGCGTGGAACACAATCAAGGGAGTAGGAAGACCAGTGGCGATCTGTTGTGAACCGATCTTTATGGATACGCACAAGAACCTATTGAATCACCACGGAATAAAACAAATAGCCCTTGGAATATCTCAAGGGATTCAAACTTGGGTGGAACGATGAACGATCCTGTAATGATTCAACTGTTAACGGGTCCGGTGGGGGCCTTGGTTCTCTGTCTTATGGCTATCTTTGTGATCGGTCGTTGGATTGGTCAGCATCTTCCGGTCTGGGTCAATCGACACCTAGACCAGTTCGATCGGGTCATCGATGAACACAGCCAAGATCGGGAAGTGTATAAAAAGAGCCTGTACGATATGACTATCGAACTTCAGAACGTAGGAACTGAAGTGAAAAGCATTAAGGAAGATGTGGTTGAAATCAAAGCTAAATTATAGAACACACTTTCTTGAATAGAACCTCTTCAGGAAATAGCGAGAACGGAACCTGAAGGAATAGGGTATATCCTCCTTCTTGATTCTTGACTGGAAAGTGTCTAAGGTTATCCAGATTAACCTCCACAGCTTCCCACAAGACACGAGTATCCACCCAAGCGATATAAACCCATCTATTATAAACGAATCCTTCAATGGTTAGATTACTCATCGGAAGATCATTTCGAAGAGCTTTCAGTCTGGAACCGACTTCAAGAAGCTGTTCTGGGTCGGATGTCTTCTTCCATCGAACCGCGAAGTGTTGCTTGGGCTCGCAAGTCCAAACACGCGCGGAAATAGATAGTGTGGTTTGACCGTGGGTATAATAGAAATCAATCCCGTGTTTCATATCGGCCAGTGTTCCATTGGTGCTTTGCCACAGACCAGGAAAATCATCTTTCAGATTGGGAATGATGAAGTTCTGGAAGTTTCTATCACCACGGATTAAACGAGTCTTTTTCTTCATAGTGGGGCAAGTATAGCATTTTTTTAATAAAATGTGTTGACAATACAACAGGAAAACCATTATAACCGTACATATAAATCAACACTATAGATTTATATTTACAAATGAGGTACAAAATGAAAGACTTTCTATCAATGGCTATTATCACAATCAGCCTATTATTATCTATGCACATTGCCATCCGTGTCGGGCTTCTTGTCTGCACATTACTTGGAATAAACTGTCAATAAGGAGAAGACACAATGACCAAAGACCAAAGACTATTCAAGCGCTTAGCAATAAGATCACTCATTCGATCAGTAAAGAAGAACGGAAGATCCCAGACCAGAGAATGGGCCGATTCTTGGAATCCACAGAACCCCAAGTTTCTTGGAGTATGGCAAGAAGCCAAGAAGGAGGTGTTGAAATGATATCAGTATTCGAGGGAAATCTGGAGATTGGAACGATCTCTGAATGGTTTCGTGGGGATATCACACTCTATCAGGGGATGGTTCCCCAAGATGATGGACAAATCCTATCCAATACATTCACCACAGAAGAACAAGCGGAACGATATATCAGGGAGAAATATGCTATCTTGGGTTATGTTCCATTCTGTAAGCGCTTGGAAACGGCTGTGAAGCTATCCAATCTAAGCTATAGAGTTCTGGGTTATGAGCTCGGAACCTCGGCCAGTGCTGTTCAGAAGTGGGTATCTGGGGAGAACTATCCAGCGGTTCACTTCTTGTGGCGCTTATCCCAAGTTCTCTATACAAAAGAACAAGGTGAAAAGGCCTTCTTGGAATGGGTCGAAACAATAAACAGGGAAAGATAAAATGTGGAAACTTGAACACCAAGGGATACTTCTTGGCCAGCCAAAACCGATGGGAAGGCCAAGAGGAACCAGAACCGGAAGGATATACACACCACCAGCCACCAGAGAGTATCAGAATAAACACGTGGAAGAACTGGGGGAAGCTCCTTTTCAGCTGTCTGGACCGGTTAGAATCCAGATTACGTTCATATCCAAGCGCCCCCAAAGACTCCAGAAGAAGACCGATCCAGATTCCAGAATATGGAAACCTACACGGCCAGATCTCGACAATATGGTCAAAATGGTTCTGGATATTCTCACCAAGTGGGAAATCTGGGAAGATGATGCCCAAGTGGTTTCCATTCAAGCGGAAGATTATTATTGTGGGAAGAATGAAGAACCCCACACCATATTCCAACTATATACACAAGAGGAGTGACAAATAATGAAGATAAGCCTATTCCCCAATATCAAGGCAAACAAACCAACCATATTCACCGGAGATCTTCAGACAATAGCCAAGGGGCTACTTGCTGACACGGGGAAGAATGTGGTATCAAAAAACGAACTTCCACTCTGGTCCCCTACGCTATTCGATGGAACCAGAAACGGGAAGAACGCACAGTTTATATCTTGCCTTGTCTATGATCTGGATGATGGTGTTACACCTTTCGACACGTGGCGACTGTTCACTGATTGGGTGGTGATAGCCCACACCAGCTACTCACATAAGCCACACTACCACAAATACAGAATCATCCTACCATTGAAGGAGCTAGTTCCAGCCACGGAATGGGATCGCGCTTCCAAGTGGGGTTTCCAGCTGTGGGAAAGAGTAGTGGGAAGAGGAGAACCAGATCCCAAAGCATTGAAGGACCGAGCAAGAATCTATTTTCGATATGCTCTTCCCGATCCGGATCTCCAAGAAGAAGACCCAAAACATCCACGGAACTATTTCCAAACCGCTGAAAGTCTCCAAGGTGATCTTCTGGAACTCGATTGGAAATCCATCCCCCAAGAAGCCCCCCAGGCAACCCCCCAGAAGTATTCCCCAAAGAACCGTGGACCGGTTACGCTGGAATCGCTGGAACTGGATAGCGCTTTTCGTGAAAGAATAGCGAGCCAAGCCGGCGCGCGGATTGTGGGTAATAATGCCCGTTATATCAGATGTCCACAATGTGGTGATAACTCGGTTTATTTCTCCATCGATCTGGCTATGCCAAATGTGGTCAGATGGCCACAGTGCAACCACCGGAACTCTTGTCAGTGGTGGGGAAAACTGAAAGACCTACTGTAAAAACTCAATAAAATATGAATAAAATAATGAAAAAATGAGGAAAATATGAACTACGTTAGCAGAATATTAAACGAATATTGTATTTCACAAAGAGCATTCTCACAGATGACCAGACTGGACAGAAGTGGATTGGTGAGATTGTTCGCTGGAAAACACAAACCACGATTGGACACAATCAAGATATTAGCTGAAGGTCTATCTGAAATCGATGGAAGAGACTGGAAAGAACACGCCGCGAACATCAAGAGAGAAGTTTATGGAAAGCCAACCTTGAAGATTGTGGGGGAAGAATAATGGAACGGACTATGAAGATTGTGGGAGCTTCCAACCACACAAAAGAAGAGAGAGAACATAATGATTATTATGCTACAGATCCCCAAGCGTTCAAAGATTTCCTATGGGCCTTCGGTGATCGTGATGGTGAGATACTGAGTAGAAAGGTATGGGAACCAGCATGTGGAGAAGGAAACCTGGCGCAAGTTCTACGAGAACGGGGATTCTTGGTTCTGGCCACTGACAAGATAGATCGGGGTTATGGTGAAGTGTATGATTTCTTGGAACAGACTGATAGAATGCGCTGGGATGGGGATGTCATCACGAATCCTCCATACAAGGGGAATCAAGATATAGATTTCGTGCGGAAGTCGCTTGATATGGTGTCGAAGGGGAAATGGGTGATAATGCTCTTCAAGGTTCAGTTCTTAGCATCTAAGAAGCGGTTCTTCTTGTTCCAGGAGCTTCCACCGAAGTTCATCTATGTTCATTCATCCAGGATAAAGATCTGGAAGAATAATGATGATGATGGTGGTTCCAATGCTCTGGATTATGCGTGGTTCGTGTGGGAGAAGGGCTTCTCTGGTGAAACAATCACGCGCTGGATTCCATCGCAAGATTATAGGGGGGAAAGATGATTTTAATAGCTTGTGAAGAATCACAAACAGTTTGCAAGGCTTTCCGCGATCTAGGTTTTGAAGCGTTTTCCTGTGATATACAAGATCCTTCTGGGGGGTTTCCAGAATGGCATATAAAAGGCGATGCCATAAAAGAAGCCTATTCTGGAAAATATAAAATGATGATAGCCCATCCTCCTTGTACATATTTGAGTAATGCAGGAGCTCGCTGGGTATATAATGATGGTGTAAAAAAGAACGGTATAGATCCAATAAGAAAGAAAAAAAGAGAAGAAGCTATTAGTTTTTTTCTCCACTTGTGGAGAGCTCCAATTCGGTATATTGCACTGGAGAACCCAATATCATTAAGGGGTTTACTTCCTGATTACACTCAACAAGTTCAGCCCTATCAATTTGGACATCCCTATTCTAAAGCGACACGATTATGGCTGAAGAATCTTCCTGATCTTAAATATACCAATGTTTTGAACAGCTACACCCCTTATCTTCCAAGCAATACGGGAGGAAAAAAGAGAGGACAGAAAGCAAGATTTAAAAATATATCACAGAAAGAATCAAGTAAAACGTTCAAAGGAATAGCTGTGGCAATGGCTGAACAATGGGGGGCGCTACTATGACAGAAGAAGAAAAGATTGAGAAAATGATGGAGCTGGGGAAAGAACTTGGCCACGTGATCACACTGAGAGAAGATCCCAAGCCGATCGGAGCCGATCCCCAAGTGTGGGAAATGCTGGACAAGCCCAGAGCGGTCTATAAGGAAGACCAGCGAACACTGAAGAACGTAGTACGACCAAGATCCAACCGGAAGAACTTGGCTTTTATATTTGAGAACGATCCAG